CCAGTTTCTTCGTCTGCAAGTTGTCGAGCAGCCTGATACATCTGTATATTTTCTACCGCTGTATTGGGAAACTTAATGGCGTTAATCGCAGTACCTGTTACACCGGACTGTCTGCGAAATACCTTTCCTGGAAAGATGTCGTAGTTCTGACCTGGAACCAGACTCGCTTCGTCTACGTCGAACACTACGTTTCCTGAAAGTGCTAAGTTATCTATCGCCATACGTATATGGCCGTTGATAAGCAACTGTGCGTCTTCCATATTTTCCGAAACACCGATACCAAACAACTGGTACGGATTAATTTCGTACGGAAAAGCAAAGTAAGGTATTCTGTACGGAGTGAACGGATTAAGTACCGCACGAAGTACTAGATTTCCACAGGACCAGATGTTCACTGGAATTTCGCTTAGATCGTCCATTGGTATAGGGATATCGAGATCCTGTGCTGTTTTAGAGTCTAGCGTTCCCCAATATTCTAGTATTTCAAATCTGTCTTTATTTGAATGCGATTCAAGATTTTCGTGACGTATGGTATCTTCAAAGTACTTATCGTCGTAGTTCGGTCCTTGATCGAGACAGGCAGCAATTGCTTCTGGAAAAAAGAACGGCTTGTCCATTAAGGCACGTACCTGTTGCCTGTTCATACGATGCCTTTGTATTACGTACGTACAGTCTTCGATACTAGTAGCTCCTGGATCTGGATAAAAATCCCAACAACTAACCGATTCAAGTCTAGGAAACATTCGCCTGTACGGTTCGTACTTCTTTTCCACGCCCCACTTATGAACCATTTTACTTTCATTGAGTGGACCTTTTATTATTCCAGTACCAAGAAGCGTTGACTCGAACATAGAATGTCTGAGAACGTTCACTGCATTATTTTCATGCAGTTGATCGTGAATAGCTTTTTCCATCAGGCGAGCGGCTTCTCTCGCAGGAGCAATTTGTGGTTCTCCTAGCTTAGAGGGGCCTTCTTCAAGATTAGCACCTTCGTACCGTTCCGCTAAACCCCCTAGTGGGTTTTCTTTTTCCGTAGCTTCTAAGGCACCTGGAAGTAATTCTTTATCGTCACCTTCAAATCCATACGGATTTTCCGTAGGCGGCTGTTCTGGCCCCTGTGGGGTTTTACTGAGATGAGCAAATTCTGCTATTCCTTCAGGTACAGGAGTAGATTCTACTGTAATGGGAAATTTCTTACTCGCAAAAAGAACGTCAATGATCTGTCCGTAGGCAGCAAGAACTTTAGTTTTCGTTATCTTAATGAAAACTCTGCTTTGTTCAGAGTCACGAAACTGAGTAGTAGAGTCGTAAATTCCTCTGAAGTTCTTGTACGCTTTAAGCCATCGTTGTTCGTGCTGATATCGTCCTGATTCAGCTTCTTCAAATTTGGACTTGATCAGCCCTGCCGTATTAGTATTAGCTTCGTCGAGCATTAATACAGCAGGAACATCTCCAAGATCATTCTCGTCAAGAGGCATTGTAATTTTCCCTCTAGAAAATTAGTAGTTTTTTTCGTCGGCCATACGGAAAACAGCGGGATCAACCTTATTCTTTGGATCTGGTTGGCGAGGCATGTTTACTTGCAACGCATCTTGATCAGTACCTCCAATAAGTTTGGATTCCATTTTTTCTCTGTGCAATGCGCCGTCAGGAGTAGAATTCAATTCCCCCTGCTTCTTCATTTGGCCCATTATGTAACTTTTACCGTATTCGTACATTGTTTTTTTCCTTCTTTTTAAGGGTTAGGGTTGAGGTGGACGAAAATGAAATCTATCGTCCGGTTCGTACGTTAAAAATCCATCAAGGGTATGCCTTTCTATGTCTCTAAACGCTTCATCTTCTGAACGCCTTTCGTCTGGAGACATAGTTCGTCCTATTTCCCCTTCTATACGCATCTGCTTTAATTCTTCAGGAGTGTACCGATCAGTTAGCTGCGCTCTTGCTACAGGAGAAGCAAGTAAAGGAAGAGGAGTAATTCCTTCCACTGCCCCCGTTAACATTCGCCCAACCGTTGAGGGATTTGCTTCCAAAGGATCAGGATCAATAAAAAGCGCACCTATTGCACCAACTATCGGACCAAGACCTTTAAGACCGTATTTTGTCATTTGTTTAGCGAAATTTTTTGCAGTACTTTCACCTTTAGGTTTTCCTGTAGCTGGATCTTTACCTGTTGAATACGTACTACGAGCTATAATCAAATCTTCTTTATCATTTATTTTAAATAGTGTTTCAATATTTTTTCTATTTCTTCCATTTTCTGTAGGCCTTACGTACCTTGAAACTTCACCGTCATGTAAATTTGAAGGTGCTTTTCCTTTTCTTTTTCCTGCTTTTATAGTTTCATCTTGTTTAAGAAGTTTTTTTCGTTCAGCAAGATCAAGTGCATCGTATAACTCTGGTTGACTAGTCCTTAGGTCAAGAGGAATACCCAGAGCTTTTTCGTTTTTATGAACCTCATTCAACAAAATCTTTTTAAAATTTCTACCTTCTTTATCTCCATAGTGCTGCATTTTACCAAGTGCATCGTTCCAACTGTCAACAATTGATCTTCTAACCTGATACCTTATTTTAGTGGTTGGCTGTACTGCTCTTGCTCGTGCTTCACTTTCAGTGGGTTCGTAATTAAAATCTACATCCCAATTATAAGATGTTTTTGCGAGAGCTTTTTTTGTAGCTTTAGTTGATACTGGTTTTTCATCACCTAACGGTATACGAGGTGCTGCATCATCGTCTAAGTTTATAGTAACTCGATTGCTAGGTCTTCCTGGTGACCTGTCTTTATGTAATTTTGATTTTGTTTCGTATTCTTCAGCAGTTTGGTCTAATACTCCTACGGGATCATCAAAATCAATTCGTCCTGTTCCAGCTTTTATCTTTTTTATAGCGTCTGGAAGAATAAACCCTTTCAAACCAGCCGCTAACCAATTTACACTGAGTTTGTGTCCCTTTATACTATGAGCAATATCTTTAGCTGTTGCACTAGCTACCCGTTGTGTTTTTCTCTGTTTTTCCGCTTTTTCTGCTGCCATCCTTAAAGACTCTTCACTCCACTCCTTCCATTCTCGAAGCGCATCACGTCTGTTCATTATGTTATCTACCGCATCTCTGAAATATTGCGTAAATCTCATTTTGGGTGGATACAGTTTATCTGATTCTTCTATTGCAGTTCCAGACAACATATTGTACCCTGACACTCCTCGTCTAAGAGGTTCTGCTTTTCCAACGTCTGCACCTGTTGTATACCCTGCATCGAAAAGTAGTTCTTCTACAGGTCTTACTAGTTGTCTGTTTTGTTGTGCAGTTGGTATAGAGCCTGGTTTAAGACCAGGATAAAGCTGTGGATATCTTTTATAAAAAGGTTCTATACCTTTAAGGTTAGGAGCTTCAACCCTATTTAATCTATCTAAAGATTGACCCAAAGCATTATTAGCTAGATCAGTCTTTTTTAGCCACGTCTCTGCAACTATCTCAGATGCAGCATCAAGATTGATAAGTATAGGATCACCCTTAAAAGAGCCTATTCTTTTTACCATTAGTAACCAAATATCCTATCTGCAGGTTCAGGTCGTGCTTCTTTTATCTTATTCATCATAGAATTAATAGTAAGATGTCCTCTGGCGCGAGTCATACACATGTACCTTAGTGCATCGTATGCATGATCGTCTGCTTTTGTGTCTACGTCTTCAGTGTTCGTCTTTGACAGGGGAAGACTAGACAGCGTACGTATCAAGTTCGTACAGGTAGAAAGTATCTTAATGCGTGGTTCGTCGGTAACGGTATCTTGCTGCAGTCTGCGATGTATTTCCATCTTTCCCGCTAAGCGATTTCTGTCTGAAGGTGTCCACCGTACTCCTGCACGTATCATTGTTTCTGCTATGCTAGGCCCTGTACCTACTCTGTTCCAACAGGACGAATCAAGTACAGTGTAGTACATTCCAGGATCTTCACCTTCGTAGCTTGAGATTATTCTTGCCAAGTTCTCTGCAGTTTGTCCTTTTCCGTAGAACTCTCTGTAGATCCAGAGATTGTCGTCCCAATCTATTGCGCCCCACAGTATACAGGATGGAGCGGAGTATCCGTAGTCACCTGCACGAAGGCGAAGCCAGTTAGTAGGTATTTGAGTAGTAGAAGCTTCACACACAT